CGACAGCTATTCGGCTGTTAATGAAAGTCAGGGAGGATAAAAAATTAGGAGGTAATCTATGTATAAGGCAAAAAATATTGATACTGACAAAGCGTTGCAAGCGATTGAAGCTTATCGTATTCAAAATGACCATAATTATGACCGTGATTTCTATGCGCTCAAAAAATATTACGACGGTCTTAAAGCGGGTTTGGATTTTGCTGAAAGCTTGTTTAAATGCGCTAATTATGAAAAGGAAAAGGTTGGAGGTAACCCATGAACGATATAGAAAAAGCTATTTTAACTATACAACGTTTAAGCAATGAGCATATAGACGACAGCTACGATCTGCTGACGGCCACAGAAGCTTTGAGAGAGAAGCAAGAGGCTGAAAGTTTACTGGAAAAGCATTATGGAGACTGTACTGTTTTTGAATTTGTAGAAACATTTATATCTTGCATCGAAAAAGAAACAGATGACGAATTGAAAGGATTACGCATACTGACTAATGAGGACAAAGACGATTATGAAGCGTGGAAAAGAGAAAGGAAACGATCATGAGAGAAATTTTATTTAGAGGTAAAGTGAATAATCCTGATAACATTAGCTGGCTTCAACAGTGTGTTGGTGAGTGGGTCGAGGGATATTTACTACACGATCCAGATATTGAATCATATAAAATTAACGGATTTAATTATTACTCCAGCGAACAAGGACTCGAGCGAGAACCATTTGAATACAGAGTTGACCCCGAAACAATTGGACAGTACACGGGCATGAAGGATAAAAACGGCGAGAAGATTTTTGAGGGGGATATAGTAAAATATTCAACAACTTGCGAAATATTCACTGTTGCCTGGCATGGCTCATTTGCGGAATTTGTAATTTCCGAACTCCAAAAGCCAAACAAAGCAACACGAGGAAGTAAGGACATGTATTTAGTTAATCGTTACTGCGAAGTCATAGGCAACATATACGACAACCCCGAACTGTTGGAAGGAGAAGAAAATGAGTAGGATAAAAAATCTTCGTTTTATGCTTGATTATTATCTTGATAGTATGACCACAACTTATAATTCAGATGAATTTTCCAAGTTATCAATTAATGCAAAATATTATCTTGCAGAAATCGAATCACTTTTACATGAGTGTTTAATATTGAAACAATTTAAAGGAGAAGAAAATGATTAACGAAGATAAGGCATTGAGGATGTTTTACGAAAAGTACGTGGAAAAACACAAAGGGCAGGATATGGAAGTGGGAGATACGGAAGTTGCAGTTTTTAATAACTGCACAATGATTATTTCTATACCTGAGAAAAATCATTTAAGTATTAATTTTGCTTCCAAGCCGTTTTACATAAATGAAAACCTTGATATGTATGAGGAGGACGAAGAAAATGAGTAAAGAAGAAATTTTAAAGTATGCTGCCGAGGCGATCGAAAAGCAGATACCGCAAAAGCCGGATGTTTCAGCTTATAACGAGGATGGTAGTTTGAATAGATTGGAGCGAATGAAATGAAAACCTACATAGTCAGGGCAACGGCGCAGATTCAGCTTACGGCTGAAACGGACAAACCGGAGGATATGAAGTCGTTGGTTAAAAGCGTTTTAATGGATGTTTGTGATGTAAGCGCGGATATCACGAATTTAAGCATTGAGGAAATTTCAGGAGGAAAGAGTAATGAATATCAGTGAAAAGCAGATATATGAAATATTTAAACGTATGGGAATGTCGTTTAGTTTTAAGGGTTATGAATACTTGAAGAAAGCAATTTTGATGGTCGCTAATGATGAAACTTATCTGTACGCAATAACAAAAAGGTTGTATCCGGAAATAGCGGCGGAGTTTGACACAACTCCGTCAAGGGTTGAAAGGGCAATAAGGCATGCTATTGTAAGAGCGTTTGACTGCGCCGATTCGAAAACCTTGGAAGACATCTTCGGGAGATGGGATTCCCGGAAATCACAACCGCCAAATTCCCAGTTTATCGGGTCGGTTGTGGAGTACATTAAATTTAACGATGTATTGTAAACCGAAATGCAATCCGCCTTACGATTGCTTAAACGGCAGATGTCCTTATGAGGACGATTGTCATTTTAACGGATTGGCGACAAAGGAAGAGACAAAAGCTTTGCATGCGGCGAAACTGCCGCAGGGCAGACCGGGACAGTCCAGTAACTTTGACAGAATAGACGATATAAAATATAACTTTAGGTCAAGGAGACTGATATGATTAAAAAATACCGCGTATTTAATAAGCTGACCAGCCGTTACCTCGGAACGCTAAGAGCCGCCAGAAGGTACATAATCAGAGCGGGTAAAAGGCCTGATATTTTCAGGATCGAGGAGGCAAGGGCGTGACTGCAAGAGAGTATTTAAAACAGAGCTTTTATATTAACAAGGAGATAGACGAAAACATATTACAGCTTGAGGAACTCGATTCGGATATCTGCCGATGTACGCAGATAATTACAGACATGCCACCCGGCGTGCATAACGACAACAACGCTGAAATCAAACTTGCCGCTTATATTGACAAGCATGATGAATTAACTCAAAAAATAAACGAGGAAACCGATAAGCTTTTTGAAACGAAAAAAGAAATCCGCTTGAAGATATACCAGATAAAAAACCCAAAGTACAGGCTTGTATTAATGAAACGGTATATACGCTTTAAAAAATGGGAGCAGATACAGGAGGAGTTAGGATATGAAGAACTAAGTAGTGTGCATAAGGTTCATAGAAAATCTTTAGTTGAATTTATAAAAATACATGGAAATAATTTTTAAGGACATTGAAAGACACTATGTTTCTATGTTATCATAATAATGGATTCAGAATCCAAAATAAAAGCCAACGGGAAAAACAGTAGGCTTTCCGGGCGTGAAAGCGTCCGGTTCGCTTTTCCGTAATCAAAAATTAAAGAGGATAACATAACAGTAATCCTCTTCCTCTTAATTACAGAATTTTTAACTTAAATATTTTTTATCGCGCTAATCAAAGACTGTGAATTCCAACCAACCAGTTGATCACAATTGTCTTGTATTTTTTTAGGGATACGTTCTTGACTCCATGGTTTTATGCCGATTATGTGTTTTTTCATAGAAATTGCGGTATCAATTTCAAAATCGATCCATTCACTGTAGGCGGTGTACATTCCAGACAGAATAATAACGGCAGATGCGGGTCGAATTTGAATTTTTAATAATTCTTTTAATTGATTTTTCCCGACATTTGTATCGGGATCAATTATAGGATCATGTTGAGGTACTGAATAATTTTTGTAATTAAATTCTTTGTTTGCAACTGCAGAATCAAGCCAGTCAACGACCTTGTAATAACCGTTGTTATACTTCCAGGCATGACTGATGAATAAATTATATGTGTTCATGATATTTTTCCTTTCAGAAGGGGGGAGTTAATTTATGATTATTAAAAAATACAGAAAAAAACCTGTAATTATAGAGGCCTATATATCCGAGGAAGAATTAATTATACATACATTAGAGGGGGATATGAAAGCAAATAAAGGAGATTATATTATAACTGGCATAAACGGAGAAAAATATCCATGTAAACCTGATATTTTTATAAAGACTTATGAAGAAGTGTGAATTTATTTATTATTTGTTTTTGTATTAATGGACTTCCATTGATTATTTTCAGAGGATATAATTTGTTCAATATTTCTTACAAATAAGTTATCTACAGATTCATCTTCTTTGTTGTATGGCGCAGAAGAAGTTAAATAAATATGCTTTTGATATTTTAAAATTTCGCAAGTAGATCTGTATTGAATCCAGTATTCATGGTATTTATTTAGTTTTGCTATAGATTCTAAAATGGTGATTATAATTCCTAAAATGCCAATAATAATTGATATTAATAGAATATCTGAATATCCTGATAATAACGGTATAGTGGCTGCCAGAATAATTTCAATAATTTGAATTGTCTTATAGAGCTTTTGGCAATGTTTAGATTTCTTACTATACCACTCAATTTGTGGATCAAGCCGTTCTTTAATATATTCTTTTACATCCATTTAAATCTCCGATTATACAAGTTTTATTTATTATATACTATTTGTCAAAAAATGTCAAATAAAAAGAGGCTCTATTTTTAAATATAATAAGAAAAATTTATGTATATCATTCTAAAAACAAAAAAGAATAGTTATAGAGGTGATGTGGTATGCTGGAAAAGGAAATAAAATTTAAATCAGGGGTAAAAACTACAAAGAAGAACATCAATCAGAATCAGGGGCATAACGTTAAAAAAGAAGCGTTAGGTCCTAATACGAAAAGATAATTTTTAAGCTCTGCTTTAGCAGGGCTTTTCTTATGCCCAACGAAAGGAAGGTGAGCCTGTAATGGCTGTATTAGAAAATGCAAGACATGAGAAATTTGTGCAGTGCCTCATCCGGGGAATGAGCCAGAGAAAGGCTTACCGCGAGGCATTTCCTGCTTCACAGAAATGGAAAGATACAACCGTCGATGTAAAAGCAAGCGCTTTGTTTTCAGATGGTAAGGTTTTGGTAAGGTATAGTGAGCTTCAGGAAGAGGCTAAGGATAACGCCATTATGAAAAGAAAGGACCGCATGATTGTATTAAGCGATATAGCGGCTGACGGTAATGAAAAAACGGAGGCAAGAATCAAGGCGATAGATACTCTGAATAAAATGGACGGAGAATATACCGGTAAGCTTGAATTGTCGGGTGAGATTAATTCTAAAAACCCTTATGCCGGTCTGACTACAGAGGAATTAAAGAAGCTGATCGGCAGTGGATAGAGAATTGATAAAGCTCGGAGCAAAAATCGAGCTTGCAAGGCGCGACTTTTTTGCTTACTGTAATTTAAAGGCTCCTGACTTCTACAAAGCAGATAGACGATATTTGGTTGATCTTTGTAATGAGTTCCAGGATTTTATACAGTCTGACGACGAAGTAATGATCGTAAACGAGCCGCCCCGACATGGCAAGTCTCGGACTGCCGGACTGCTGGTTGAGTGGGCGCTGGGAAACGATAAAAATCAAAAGATCATGACGGGCTCATATAACGAAACGCTTTCAACTATGTTTTCTAAAAACGTTCGTAACGACATAATGGAGGCTAAAGCCGATGTATATAAACCCGTTTTTTCCGACGTGTTTCCCGGAGTATCGATTAAGCGCGGCGACGGAGCAATGAATTTATGGAGCTTGGAGGGCGGATATAATAATTATCTTGCAACTTCTCCGACCGGTACGGCGACGGGATTCGGCGCAACGCTGCTCATTATCGACGACCTTATAAAAAATGCCGAGGAGGCAAATAACGAATTGACAAAAGAAAAGCACTGGGCATGGTTTACAGATACTATGCTTTCCCGATTGGAGGAGGGCGGAAAAATTATAATAATTATGACGCGCTGGGCTTCGGATGATTTAGCGGGCCGCGCTTTGGAGCATTTTTATGAATCAGGAGCTAAAGTCCGTCATATCTGCATGAAAGCGTTGCAGGACGATGGTTCTATGCTTTGTCCTGAGGTTTTGTCATACAAGTCGTATATGTCTAAAATCAAGGCTATGGGCGCCGATATAGCGTCGGCCAATTATCAACAGGAACCGATAGATATCAAGGGCCGACTGTATACAAGCTTTAAAACCTATAATAAACTGCCGCAGGACAGCGGTGGAAGAAGCCTTTTAGAGGGAATATACAGCTACACTGATACGGCGGACGAAGGAAGCGATTATTTGTGTTGTGTAATCTGGGGCGCGTATATGAAAGAGGCGTATATACTTGATGTTTATTATACTCAGCAAGGAATGGAAATAACAGAAAAAGAAACTGCGGGCAGATTTTTTGAATTTAAGGTAAACAAGGCGAGGATAGAAAGTAATAACGGCGGTTCAGGCTTCGCAAGAAACGTTATACGCATATTGCGGGAACAATTTTCAAGCAATCAGACCGTTGTAAAATGGTTCCATCAATCGAAAAATAAGAAAGCGAGAATCATTTCAAATTCCACATGGATAATGGAGCATGTATATTTTCCGCAGAACTGGAAAGACAAATGGCCGGATTATTACAGCGCAATGATAAAATATCAGCGCGACGGAGACAACCGTCACGACGACGCGCCCGACGCGACAACGGGGGTTGCGGAAACTATGTATTTGTTAGGAGCGTGAAAAGGTGGGTGTAATACAGAAATTGAGTGAGAATATAAAGCGGGGGCTGCGAAGCTGGCTAAACGTTATGCCCGCAAATCCCTACAGCATACAGATAAACGAGGTTATGGACTTTGAAGTAAACGCTATCCGTAACCGGATATGGTACAGAGGAGACGGAAACGAGCTTGAACAGCTTTACGGCAGCGTTTCAGAATATGCCGATAAATATAAATTTTGGGCGTCTAAATGCTCACGTGGAATGGAAATGCGTAAAATACATACAGGACTTCCGTCGTTGATTGTCAAAACGCTTGTTTCGGTTACTCTTTCAGATATGAACGACTTTGAGTTTAAAAAACCCGCGCATGGAGATATATGGAGCAATATCGAAAATGAAAACAGTTTCCGAAAAAATCTTGAAGCAAATTTAAGAGAGCTCCTTTTTATCGGCGACGGCGCTTTCAAGATTACAATGGATTCTGATATAAGCAAATATCCTATGCTTGAATGGTATCCGGGCGAAAGAATAGAGCTTGTATACAGACGCGGCCGACTTCATGAGGTCGTATTCAAAACGCTTTTCAGGGAACATAGACGAGAATATATACTTTGTGAGCGTTACGGCTTCGGTTACATAAAAAGCGAGCTCTGCTGTGATGGTAAGCCCGTTGATATGAGCGCAGTCTCAGCTCTTAGCGATCTTAAACCCGTTATTGCGTTTGATAGGTCGCAGATACTTGCAGTACCCTTTAAAATATTTGAAAGCGCAAAATATAAAAACAGAGGCGGAAGTATTTTCGACGGTAAGCTGGACAGCTTCGACGCCTTTGACGAGGTATGGTCGCAGTGGATGGACGCGCTGCGTGCCGGAAGGTCGAAAACCTATATACCGGAGGATATGATCCCGAAAAATGAGAATAACGGAACGCTGTTGAAACCAAACCCGTTTGACAACAGATTTATTCAGACCGCAAGCGCGTTTGCCGAGGACGGAAGACCGGGTATTGAAGTAAAGCAGCCCGACATTCCCCACGACAGCTATCTTGCAAGCTATGTAACCGCGCTTGATTTGTGCTTGCAGGGGATTATAAGCCCCTCGACATTAGGAATCGACGTAAAAAAGCTTGATAACGCAGAGGCGCAGAGAGAAAAAGAAAAGGCGACTCTTTATACAAGAAACGCTATAGTTGAAGCTATGCAGGAGCAGCTTCCTAAATTAGCGGCCGCCTGTATAAACGCGTATATTATGTCTCTGGGAAAAGCTCCGGAGGAAGTCGAAGTCAGTATTCCGTTCGGAGAATATGCTAACCCTTCGTTTGAATCTCAGGTTGAAACGGTATCAAAGGCCAAGCAGGGAGGTATTATGAGTATCGAGGCAAGCGTTGAGGAACTGTACGGGGACAGTAAGGACAAGCAATGGAAAGCGGAAGAGATACAAAGACTTAAGGAAGAGCAGGGCATAGCGCAGATTGACGAAACTCTGATTAATGACGATACGTTTGATTCTGAAACGATTGAACCGGAGGTATAAAAAATATGCCTGATTACGATATCAGCGAAGCTTTTGCCCGTATTGAGAATGAATTGATTTCGTCTATGTTCCGCAACTTTAAACGCCACCGCGCGGAAGAAACAAAGGAGGGCTATAACTGGGAAATGTGGCAGACCATTCAACTGAAGGTTATGGAAGAATACCGCCGGAAGAATAAAAAGAAATTTTCCAAGGAATTTGCTTCTCTTAATGCAAGAATAGATGAATTTATCAGACAGGAGAGAGCCGACGGATCGGCAAATCAGGAAATAAAAATACTGGAAGCTATTAAAAAGGGTTATAAGCCGAAACATATATTCAGCGGTCATGCTGAAACGTCAGCAGAATTCATAAAAATGAATACCCGTAAAATGGACGCTTTGATAAGGGCGACCGTTAACGACGCTGAACGCGCCGAGCATGCCGTGCTTCGTATGGCAAACGATCAGTATCGAAAGATCGTATTTAACGCTCAGGTTTATGCGGCAAGCGGGGCGGGAACATATGAAAAGGCTGTTGACATGGCGGCAAAGGATTTTCTAAGAGCCGGAATAAACTGTATTGAATACAAGAACGGAGCGAGACACGGCATTCGTGATTATATATCTATGTCGTTGTCAACCGCGGGCAAAAGGGCGTATTTGACCGGAGAAGGGGAAATGCGCAGGGAATGGGGCGAGAGCCTTGTTATTATGAATAAGCGCGGCAATCCGTGCCCTATGTGCGCTCCGTTTGTAGGCAAAGTACTTATCGACGATGTATGGAGCGGGGGCAGACCGGACGGAAAGCATATGCTTATGAGTACAGCTATAGCAAAGGGACTTTACCATCCGAGATGTAAGGACGGTCATACGACGTATTTTGAGGGTATTTCTGACGAGGGTAAACCTTATACAGAATCAGAACGGCGGGAGCTTATAGAACAGTACAATGCCGAACAGAAACGAAGGTATGCCGAAAATCAGTCGGAAAAGTTCAGAAGAATGTCCGAAAATTTTCTTGATGAAGACAATAGACGTGTGTACGGTAAAAAAGCTGACGAGTGGAAAAAAACGGCGGAAAATTATATTGACAATTCAAGTAGAAGTGGTATAATAAAGGCAAGTGAAAGAATTGAAATTCATCCCGATAAAATCAATAAATTTCTATTAAAACCAGGCGCAAAACATTCCAAGGAATTTTTTGATGTAGGATACAATGAGAATGATTATGAACGCCTTTTCAATGATATCACTTCGGAGTTTGATAATTCAAAAGTCTTAGATATAAAAAAGAATGAGGATGGAACAGAGGATTTCAGCACATTTATGTATCTCGGTGTTAATAATAAGAAAAGATTCCGAATTGTTTGGAGAAAAGATACTCCAGAAAGTAAACCACGGTTGATAACCGGTCATAGAGAGGATTGATATTATTGTTTAATTTATATGATAAAGTTATAATAAAATCGAAGAATCTCCCCGGTACAATAGTTGATATCGTAAAAACCGGAAGCAAAACAGTAATAACTGTTGAAAGTGACATCAAAGGAAAACGCAAAGACGGTTATGGAGGAGATTTTCCACTTTTTAATTGCAGTGAAGAAGATTTAAAGTTGTTATAGCCGCCTTGATAAGGCGGTTTAGTTATATCACAATTTAATACAAATCAGCGTATGCCTAAAGGTATGCGCTATTTTTATGCCCAAAAATAAAATAACTGAAAGGATTATTACTATGTTAGTAGAAGTATCGAAAATCAACAAGCAGGAAGTAACTGTTGTAAGCAGTCTTGATGTAGCGGAGACGTTTGAGAAACGTCATGACGATGTGCTGAAATCTATTCGTAATCTTGGCTGTTCAGACAAATTCCGACTCCGCAATTTTGCGGAGTCGACATACATTAATGAGCAAGGCCGTAAACAGCCGTGCTATTACATGACAAAAAATGGATTCTCATTTTTGGTAATGGGCTACACAGGCAAAAAAGCTGACGCTTTTAAAGAGGCTTATATAAATCAGTTTGAAGTCATGGAAAATATTCTTAAGGGCAAGCTTATAGAACGAGAAAAGGGGATCGCAGTCAGGCAGTCGCTCACGAAAGCCTTGCAGCAGTCTACTGAAAACGAAAGAATGCACGGTCATGCGTATTCGACGTATACAAACTGCATTTACAAGGTTTTGTTCGGCATGAACGCCAATAAGCTGAGAGAGCATTACGGTATTCCCAAAAAAGATAATCTCCGCGATTGTTTTACAGCGGAACAGCTCAGAGATATAGAAAGCATGGAAATGCTCGTGTCGTCTTTGATTAATTGCGGCTGGGGTTACGACCGGATAAAAAGCTTCATAGAAGTAACGAATGTTAAGAAAATAGCTTGTTAAGCGTTTCGGCAATAGCCGGAGCGTTATTTTTATACCTATTTGGGGGTGATAGCATATGAAACGCAAGCTTATAGGCAGACAGTGAAAGGAGGCGATCCGCACATCTCGTCCGAAGCGTACGTCAACGCTCCGCGCCCCGAGCACGGCATAAAACTGCTTAAATATTTTTTGGAGGTAATGTTGTGGAATTTTTAAAAAAGCTTTTAGGCGACGATCTGTATTCGCAGCTTGAAACTAAAATTAACGAGTATAACAGTACTAAAACAGATAAGGAAAAGCAAATAAAACTGGCGGATATAGGCAGCGGTAATTACGTGGAAAAAAATGAATATGAAGCCCTTAACGGTCAGCTTAACGGTAAACAGACTGAACTTGAAACCGCAAACGCTCTTATAGAAGACCTTAAAAAAGGTAATAAGAGTAACGATGACTTACAGAGTAAAATCAGCGAATACGAGGAGCAGGTAGCGGACCTGCGGACGCAGCTTGAAGAAACCAAGCTTAAATCAGCCGTCAAGGTCGCTCTTATGTCTGAAAACGCGGTTGACGTTGATTATCTTACATTTAAGCTGAACGAAAGCGGCGAAACTATTGAGCTTGACGAAAACGGGAATATAAAGGATTGGCAGGATAAAATTTCAAATCTGAAAACTAAGTTTCCGAAAATGTTTGAATCCGGCGATAGCGGAGGGTACAAGATTCTGGGGGATAACAGACTTCCGAACGGAGGCGGAGAAACAGTACTTACCAGAAACGACATACTGAAGAAGCCGTATGCAGAAAGAGCGGCTCTATATTCTGAAAATCCGGACGCATACAACGAAGCTATGAGTAAATAAGAAAGGTAAAGGTGAATCATAATGGCAGCAACAAAATTAGGAGATATTATTAATCCTCAGGTAATGGGGGATATGATTGAGGCGAAAATAACCGCGCTTTGTAAGCTTACTCCTTATGCGAGGGTTGATACTACGCTGCAAGGAACTGCGGGAGATACTAAAACCGTTCCGTCGTGGAATTATGTGGGAGACGCGGAAAACTTCGATCCGGAATTAGGCGAGGAAATGCAGACCTCTAAACTGACCGCTTCAAGCACAACGTTTACAATTAAATGCGCCGGAAAGTCTATTTCAATATATCAGACTGCGATTAACAGCGGTCTTGGCAATCCAATAGGTCAGGCTGAAACTCAGTTGTCTAAATCAATAGTCGGTAAGGTCGATAACGACGTTCTTGACGCGGCGTATACAGGAACTAATATATACGCGGCGTCAACGCTCGCGGCGGTATCCTATGACGGTATAGTGGACGCCAATGCAAAATTCGAGGACGAAGAAGATGGAATAGAAAAGGTGATGTTTATAAATCCCGCGCAGGAAGCTACTCTTCTTAAAGATGACGATTTCCTTTCTGCCGATAAATTTACCGGAGGCGTTGCCGTTAACGGGGCGATAGGCAAGATTGCGGGCTGCTGGATTAAGAAGTCTAAAAAGGTTAAACTTATACAGTTTGAAAAAGCTTCCGACGGAACGATAACCATTATAGCAGAAGACGGTACGGAATCTTCGACGGCTAAAAAGCTTTCGTCTGTTCAGCCGTATTGCTCTTCCGTACTTTCAGTAGGAGATAAGGTAAATACGGTTGCGGCGGCTTCACAGTATTATCTTTGCCCTATTATTAAGCTTCAGCCCGATGACGCTGAAACAGAATATACTGAAGAGGAACTTCCGGCGCTTACTATTTTCTTGAAAAAGGATACTCAGGTAGATCATGAATGGTTCCCGAAAAAGCAGCGTCACGATATTACCGCCGCTAAATATTATGGAGTCGCGCTCACAAACGATTCTAAGATAGTCCTCGCTAAGTTTAAAAAATAAAGGAGAGTAGTCTGATGATCATTTCTGCTGAAGAAGTCCGCAATTATGTCGATTCAGACGAATCCAATTCCATGCTCGAGGCTAAGCTTCGAGCTTTGGAATCGTTAATAAGAAGATTTACAAACAACAATTTTCAGGTAAGAGCAATTCGATCGCGGTCGGCAATAATGGACGGGAAAATACTAAAACCTCCGCCGTATTTAAAACAGGGCGATACTGTGCAGATTTCTGAAAGCCTGCTTAATAACGGGGTATATGCGGTTACGGAACTGGACGAGGACGGAATGACAGTTGACGGAGAACTTAAGAGCTGCGTTAAAAATCTTATAACAAAAGTGGAATACCCCGAAGATATAGTTATGGGCGTAATCAATATGCTTAAATGGGATTTAAATAATCGGGATAAGGTAGGAGTGCAGTCTGAAACTCTCAGCCGTCACTCTGTTACGTATTTCAATATGGATCGTGACAATTCATTAATCGGATATCCGAAAAGCCTTACAGATTTTTTGATTCCTTACATGAAAGCGAGGTTTTAGGGTGAAAAGTATTGGAGGAAACATTACAGCCGAACTACAGCTATATACGTCCGCAAGTAATGCAATCGGTGAGGCTGTAAAAACGTGGGAAACAGTTCGGTCACTAAATGGGTGGCTGGACCTTTCCGACGGTAATGCAAAATACAATGTTTACAATACGAAGATACAAGAGTCAACCCACGTTTTTATATCCGATTACACTGCTATCGGCAGTCATATCAGCGCGGAGAACTGCCGTTTATTGATAAATAGCAAGGTGTATGACGTTGTGTTTATTGATAACCCTATGGAATTAAACCGGCAGTTAGAATTTTATCTGAAATATACGGGAGGTCAGTAAATGAGCGTGGAATTTACCGATAACTCCGTTAAGGTTAAGGCGGCGATGAAAGACGCGCTCAACAGGTGGTTATATGAATCGGCGGCTGAGCTTGAATCGCAGGTTAAACAAAATACCGCGGTTGACACGGGGCAGTTAAAGGGATCGTGGGATTTTTCAGTCGATGAATCAAAAGGGGAGGCTGTTATAGGAAGTCCTCTTGAGAATTCTATTTGGGAAGAATTCGGTACCGGCGAATACGCAATGAACGGAGACGGCAGAAAAGGCGGGTGGTATTATGTTGATTCGAAAGGAAAGGGACATTTTACAAAAGGTAAGAAACCAAGACGCGCGCTTCATAAGGCGTTTCACGCAAAAAAAGCGTTAATAATCCGAAAAGCCGAAGAGATATTAAAATCAGAGGTGGGAAAATGACAATAAACGGATTGAAATATATAGCCGCACAGCTTGACTCAGCTAAAATACCTTATTGCTTTGAGGAATGGTCTAAGGAACTGCAATACCCTTATTTTGTAGGCGAATATACTGAAACCGAGCCGCTTAATGAAGACGGCGAGTGCGAAAGCGTATTTATTCTGACCGGCACAACAAGAGACGCCTGGTTAAGTCTTGAGGTCGAGAAAGAAAAAATAAGAAATCTTTTCCCGGAGGTCGGCGTAACGGCAATACTCGAAAATAAAGCGGGTATTGCCGTTTGCTATTGTTCTTCCATGCCGATTCCCACCGGGGTTGACGAACTTAAACGAATACAGATAAATCTTAAAGTAAAAGAATGGAGAGTAAAGTAATATGGCAAAAGAATTTTTATCGTCAGGTATAACAGAAAAAACACCCGGCAATACATTATTCGGGGCTGGAACAATTCACAAAGGGCTTGCTTACGGCACATATTATGTGCGTACGCAAGATACGGAAAAGCAGTCGGGCAAAACGTATTATGAACAAAAGGGCGGAAGTCAGGGGAGCGTTTCATATGAAGAAACTACAGATGAATCGCTTATTCCCGGTAAGCCTTATTATGAAAAGTATACCGGCTGGAACGGGATTCAAACAATTATAGGCGCGACCAGCGGAGGAACTAAGCTTACAATAAAACCGGAATTCAGCGACATTGAGGTTGACGGGGCGACAGTAAAGGTTAAGGGGCTGGCCGTAAAGACGGGAGAAACGGCGACTATTGAAACAAATATAATAGAGGCAACCCCTGATATTTTAAAGTCAATGGTTGTCGGAAAAATAAATACGTCCAATGAAATTCTCTCGTACACAGAAATCATATCTAACCCTGAAATAAGCGAGGGAGATTATATAAAAAATTTGGGTTATGTGGGACGGACGCTTGATGGAAGGGCGGTAATAGTTATTTTTGAAAACGCTCTTTGCACAAGCGGACTGGAAACAGAGGGCAAAAACAAAGAAAGCAGCGTTCTAAAGGCTACGTTTGAATGCTATGCGAATCTTTCGGAAGATCCGACGGCTCTTCCTTACCATATATATTATCCCGGCGGATCTATATAATAAATCGTAAGTTAAAATAAGAAAGAGGTAATAAAATGTCAGAAAAAAATTTTGAATTAAGAAAACTACGAACAAAAGACCTTTTTCCGATGATGAAGATTCTATCTAAAATCGGTATCGGAGAATTTAAAAAATGCTTTGAACTCGACGACATTAAAAAAGCGGTAGGCAGAGAAGCGGATTTGGGGGCGATCGGTATCGGCGTTCTACTCGACGCGGCCGATGTACTTCTGAAAAATATAGGCTCATGCGAAAAAGAAATATATAGCTTTCTTGCAGACTTAAGCGGCTTGAGCGTTAAAGATATTCAGGAGCTTGATATGGCCGTATTTGCAGAAATGATTGTCGAGCTAATTATGAGAGACGAATTCAAGGATTTTTTTTCGGCTGTATCGAAATTGATAACCAAGGCGAAATAAAATTAATTGATTCGATGTTTTCAAGGTACGGAAATGCGGAAACGCTTCTTGACGGTTACATATCGACGGGGCGTTTCTGTATGTTCCTTAAAGAATTTGAAAATTTATGCACAGAAGAGCGTGCTTGGGATGTGTGGAAACATAAAATAAACGGTAAATCGTTCGCTGAGTTTTACAGTCAGATTAAAAAGGATGAAAAGCCGGAAGCGAACGCCGAAGAAATCAACAGGGAAGATGTGAAAAGTACTGTTTGTCAGAGCTTAGACATCTTATCGGGGTTTAATCCGTATGAGGAGGTGAGTTAATGGAACTTTTTAGGCTGTTTGGAAAAATAGCGGTGGATAATTCAGAAGCTAATAGAGCGATAGAAGATACGGCGGGTAAAGCCGAGCAATCAGAAAGCCGTTTATCCGGCGCATTTAAGAAAATCGGCGCGGCGGTTGCCACTTATCTTGCCGCTGACAAAATAAAAGAGTTCGGTCAAGCGTGCGTGGATATGTCTGCGGAGGTATCGGCAGAACAGTCGGCATTCGAGCAAATAATGGGCGATTATTCCGATACGGCGCAGGAAAAGGTAAACGAAATCGCCGACGCTACAGGAATGGTGAATACCCGTCTCACCCCGTACATGACTTCAATGACGGCTAAATTTAAAGGTTTGGGCTATGACATAGGGGACGCTACGGACTATGCGAAGCAGGGGCTTAATATTGCAGCCGACGCGGCCGCATTTTGGGATAAATCCTTAGACGATTCCATGTCCGCGCTTAACAGCTTTGTTAACGGCTCATATGAAGGCGGCGAGGCTATAGGGCTGTTTGCCAATGATACGCAGATGGCCGCGTATGCTGTTAAAGAAGGGCTGGTAAGCGAAGCGAAGGAATGGTCTAAGCTTGAAGAGAAAATAAAGCAGGCCACAAGGCTTGAATATGCCGAGAAAATGCAGAAGGCTTCCGGAGCGGTAGGACAGGCGGCTAAGGAATCAAAGCAATACGCAAACGTACAGGCCAACTTAAATGAAAAATGGAGGCAGTTCAAAGCGCAGATAGGGGAGCCCATTCTACAGAATATTGTACTGCCTGCTATGGATAAGCTAAGCGGCTTCATTACAAATAAGCTTTCACCCGGATTTGATAATCTGAAAAAGAAAGTCGCTGAAAATAAAGACCGGCTTATAGCTTTGAAAGATAGGTTTGTTGATTGCGGAAAGTATCTTATAAATACCTTTTCGCCCGCATTTTCCAGTTTGAAAAAGTTATTTATTACGGTTAAGGACGCGATAAAGCCACTTATCGACAGGGTTATAGGGTACTCCGAATCAGGAGAAGAGGCGACGTCCTCTACAAGTTTGTTGAAAGAGGCTATACAGCTTGCGGCGGATGTGATAGAAAAAACAGCCGATATTGTGTCAGGATTTGTTGAGTGGATTACAAGCGGAAGCACCAGCGCAGAAGTATTTAAGAGTATAATTTTAACGCTTGCGGCGGGATTTACTACTTATAAGGGTATTCTACTCGTCGTTAATGCGGCGGAAAAGGCACAGATAGCCGTTACAAAAGGTCTCGCGGCGGCTCATGCTTTGCTTAACTCAATGACGCCGTTCGGGTGGGCTGCGGTAGCTGCTACTACATTAGGCGCGCTTGTCGCGGCAGCTGTTAAAATGTCCGAACCTAATGACAAACTCGCCGAGGAATTTGCGAAGCTTTCGGAAGAAGAGCAAGCCTTACACGATAGAACTATCGAGCTGATAAAAAGTTATGATTCCTGGAGTGACGCCAGAGATGAAGCGATGTCAAGCATAGAAACTGAATTCGGCGCTTATGAAACACTCGCCGAAGAATTAGATAACATAGTTGACAAAAACGGGAAAATCAAGAAAGGGTATGAAGACAGAGCGGCCATAATTACAGGTGAACTTTCCGAGGCTTTGGGGATAGAAATTGAAATTGTTGACGGCGTTATCCAAAAATACGGGGAATTGCAAACTTCGATTTCTGATACTATAGAATTGCAAAAAGCGCAGGCTATTCAGGAAAGTCTGAAAGACGATTATGTAGAAGCTTTGGAAAAGGCTAAAGGCGCCGAGGAAGATTATTATAGCGCACTTGCGACGTACAATTCAGCATTCGCAGAAGTTGAAGATACACAGAGCAGGCTTAACTACATAACTGGGCTGACAACCGAGCAATTTGAAGCGCAGGCTCTTATGCTGCTCGGAAGCGAAAACTCATATATGACGCAATCCGAAGCTATTGATTATCTTCAAAGTAAATATGATGGTCTAAGCGAAAAGTTTGTAGGCATTAGAGATGACTATCTAAAAACCGAAGGAGCATTCGTTGATTATAATACTACGATAAAAAATTATGAAGGGCTTTCGTCTGCTATAATAAGCGGCGATGCGGAAAAGATAAAATTAGCCAGCGATAATCTTTTAGGAAGCTTTCAAACTGCTGAAACAGGTACTGAACGCAGCTTAAAAAATCAGGTTAAAACAATAGAAACAGAACTTGAAGAAATGCAAAAGGCATTTAAAAAAGGAAACGCAAATATTACAAAAGAGGATTTGGAAGCCAAAGAAGAACTTTATAATCAAGCAAAAGCCGAGTTAACCAAATATGAGAATTTGCACGGCGAAAAAGGGAGCAAGTCCGGTTGGAAATTTGCGACCAGTTTAAAGGAAATGGCGGCCGAAACAGAAAAAAGCGGTAAGGAATTAGCTCAATCCGGGTTAAACGGAGTAAAATCAGTTGACTTTGGTCCGGCGGGAACAGAAGCGGGCAATCAATTCGGACTTAGTCTGAAAAATGTTTTTAATGATACCGTAGGCTCAATAATGGAAAAAATAAACAGTATTAACATTTCGAATATACCGGGGGCTGTAAAATTAAATGTTAATATACCTAAATTTACTACGCTTGCTACGGGCGGAATAGTAGACCGAGCGACTATTGCACAAATAGGAGAGGACGGTCCCGAAGCGGTTGTTCCGCTGAAAAACAACACAGAATGGATTGATCGTGTTGCGCATAAAGTAGCTGAAGCTATGGGTAACGGCGGTACGACAGTAAATTATATCTTTGAAAACGTAAACATAAACAGCGATGAAGATATAGAAGAGTATGCATATAAGCTTGAGGCAATGCGGCAGAAAGCCGCTTTAGCTATAGGAGGCGTTTAATATTGAGTTATTTTATATTTAAAGGCGTTGACAGCCGTACTTTAGGCGTAACTTCAAAATCTGCAATCCCTCCGATTGCAGAGCGCGCTTTTAAAACCACGGAAATACCGGGCAGAGCGGAGCCTCTGAACAGGCTTGACGTTATGCGTAAAAACATAAAGCTGCCTATTACGTTGAGCATTGTTGATATGAGTAAGCTTTCAGAAATAAATGCGTGGCTTCAAGGCAAAGGCGATTTAATTTTAAGCGACGATTTATCCAAAAAATATCGCGCGTATATTAATCAGGCAATATCGCCCGCCCGTTTATTAAAGCTTTATGGCAGCATACCGATTATATTTACAGTTGAGCCTTTCCGATATTCCGTCACAAACCCGTTTGTATCAACGCCTATGGGAATGGACGACGATACGCTTACAGGCTCGATGACGATAATAAACAACGGTACTGCTGAAAGCGAGCCTAAATGGTATTTCAGCTTTGCGGGAAAGCTCAGGGTTACGGTCAACGGCAGCGAAAACCCTCTTGTTATTACAACGCCCGGAGAATATACCGGTGAATATGAGGCGGACGTTTCAGGCGGTACGGCTAAGTATTACTACGATTACAAGCAGCAGAATATCTATGTTGACGTTTCGTCAAGGCTTGCGTATATGTTTTCAGGCAGTAAAAAGCTTGTGGTAGTAAACCAGACTGCGGGAATATTCCCCGAGCTGAAACCCGGAGAGAACAGCATAGTCGTCGAGCTGGTCCAGGAGGAGTGGGAGCACGACGGAAAAATATACAAGTCTCATAACCAAAAGCTCCAGTATTTGGGTTACAACAAAAATGAGAGGTGGTATTGATGTATGACTACATAAGCGTGTTTGCGCCCGACGAAACCGATTTTTCTCACAACGGCTTGCGTATACTTGTGCCTACCTCTTGTGAGATTACAGAGGTTTTAAACGGCGAATACTCATTAACAATAACACACCCGCGCGATGAGTGGGAAAACTGGAAATATATCCGAGAAAACTATATTATAAAGGCGCAAGGACAGCTTTTCAGAATATACAGGAAATCGCTTTCAATGTCGGCGGACGGAAATTACGAGGTCAAAGCGGACGCTATGCACATCTTCTACGACCTTAATTATTACTTTATCCGTGACACCCGTCCTATGATGCAGACAGGCAGTGACGCACTCAACTGGATTGTTACTCACACATACACCGACAGAGGAAGCAGCACGGCGGATCAGCCTGCCGAACGCTTTCTGTTTTCAACGGACATAAAGCCCTCCGGAGAGTTTCCGTCCGCCGACGATTTAAAAACGGCTTATTATGAAAAAATGTCGGTTACCAAAGCGTTGATCGGGGCGGATAACTGCTTTATAACCGTTTGGGGCGGAGAGCTTTTAAGGGATAACTTCAATGTTGTAATTAACAGGCGGAGGGGCGAGGATAACGCCTTTTCCATACGATACGGCTTTGACATGACGGAAATTCAACAGGAGGTCGATTATTCGAATTACTGTTCCACAATCTACTACGAAGCGACTATTTACAATGAAAGCATTGTGAACAATGAAAAACAGAGAAATGAAACGGTACTGACGGGTACGGCTTCGCTTAATACTCTTGATATGGCTGTCCTTCCAGTTCCGCCTATGCAGTTTTACAGCTTTGAAATCAATATTAAAGATATAAAGCGCATTGTTAAAGGTACTGTAAAAAAAATAACCGATCTTCCGGTTGAAGGCAACAGCATGGGCGATATTTATTATGTTGAAAAACTCGCGGACGGCACAGGCGCATATTATGTGTGGGCAAACACATCGCTTTCAGAATCGCCCCAGTGGACATTAAGCGAAATTCCTACGATAGCGGAAATGAAAACCGCCTGCGAGGAACGCGCAAAGGAATATATGCTCATCAACTGCCAACCGAGTATAAATTACCGAGTAAGCTTTGCCGACCTTAAAAACTATGATTTATATAAAAGCTTTATAGGCTTACAGGAATGTAATTTAGGAGATATAGGGACGGTTTATCATGAGCTGTTAGGAATAAACACAACGCA